TTTATCATGTGCCAATTTTAATATAACTCCCCAGGCACCAGCTAAAATCTCAAATAATATGATATCGCCACCTATTTCAACATCAAATGCAGCAAGTACAATGCCAACTACAAATAATACGGCTGCAAATATTAAAACATATTTTAATATTGCATTCATTTGCTTAGAGTGTTCGCGCTCGATATCCATTTCTCGCATTTTAACTCGCTCAGAGGATTCTGTTTCTTTAATCTTGGCCTCATCATAAATATGAGTTTCTTTTCGAATAGTGCCATCGTCTAAAGCTATTTTAGTGCCACAGTACTGACAATAGCAAAACGGCCTGCTTGAGTCTATGTCGTCCAAGTTAGCATTACAATTTGGACATGTAAGTGAAATAAGTTTCATAATACGTTCCTCCTATGCATCAACTATTGTCAGTATAGCACCATTTTGATTATCTGTCGACTATTTTACACGTTTGTAGCTGCGTCAATAAGAGTGATAATCTCTGCTGGAAGAGGTAATCTAGCCTCAGCCTCTTCTGTGCCGTATAATAAATCCTCAATCTTCTTGAGTGTAGCAGCATCAGTCTCTGTTGAGTTAATTACGAGAGTTGCAGTTGGTTTGTAGCCTGGTACATCAACAGGAACTGTAGAAATCTCCCATGACATTTCATCTGCCTCAGGTGACTCATTAACTGATGAATGATCAACAGATGATGGAGCTGCTGTACAGCCGTATACGAGATGAATCTTGTAGCCATGATCTGTTCCATCTGTATCGTTTCCGATAAGTGTCTGAAAAGAGAATCCAAATGTCTTTCTCTTCTGCTGTCCGATTGTAACACCTTTACCAAGTGAAGACTCACCGTTACATTCTTTAAATCCATCTGGATACATGTAAGCACTGATCGTTGCCTTGTACTGCTCATCTGCAATAAGATTTAAGTACTTCTTATTGTTGGCGTATACTGCTGTGGCATCCGCTCCCTCTGGAGACTCAGATACTTTGCTAATACCATTCCAAGCCTCTCCCTTAGGATAAGCTCCGCCCTCAGCAACGTAAAGTACACCTTTGCTGACACCAGTCTCAAACTCTCTCTCGCCTGTCTGGTCCCATACTAATTTCTTACCTGCCATTATTAGGTTTCCTCCTTAAATAAATATTGTGAATACAAAGTGATTAAGCCCAGAAGTTGTAAAGTGCCTGTCAAAAGCACAGTACGGCAATTCTTCAAGTTTGTCCTTGAATTTGCTATCTGGGTCATAATCAATAAGAGTAATTGTGTATCCTTGTTTCTTTATATAGTTGTTATTGTTTGCCGGTATACGTTTCTGGCTTCCCAGTTCGTACTTTATGCAAGGATAATTTAACTTCGGTGGAGGCTGAAAATATACATTTTTTGTGCCGAGAATCTCCACCAGTTTATTATGTAGCGTGATTCTATCCGCCATTGTAGACTCCTCCAATAGTTAAGATTAGTTTTCTGTCCTTAGGTTCCACAGTTTTTATAGTCCATTTAGAACCTAAGTATTCCACATAACGCATGTCAGGGATGTGCTCAAAAGCGAACTCATCCCCAACAATTGCTATAATGGTGTTCAAGTTTGGGCTACTATTGACGTTAGAGCCAGACGTTTCGAGATTTCTATAATCTCTTGTAACATCACCGAAATATGCATGATGCTCTATGTATGAATCGGTCCAAACTCCAGGCGCTGTTTCGCCAGGTACATTGAATCCGATATTTCCATAAAATCTACTCATAATGCCTCCTAGTATCCAATTTTGATTATTTCAGACTTTTCTATTTACCAGTTGCCTGTGATGCTCCACCTGCTGACTGTGAACCGCCGTTAGCCACTGCAGCTTTCTTAAGGACGATTGCAGAGTATGGTGTTGTAAGAGCACCACTCATACGAGTCTCCATTAAGTATTTCATCTGGTTGTAATCGATATCGAAATCATCGAATGTGTTAACTGCACCACCCTTATCAGCGCCAGCTGTGTAGTCGGCCATGTTAACAATGATTCCGTAAATATCTTTGTAATTTTCCATCTCTGGAATGGTTACAATCTTTTTTACACGCATAGCTGTCGCAAGCTTCTCCTCTGACTCATAGAGTACACGTCCATTCTGGTCCTCAAGGAGAAGAAGGTTTGTAAGCGTATCTTCTGTTGTGTAGAACGTAGGTCTTCCTGAGCCCTTGTAATCCTTACGTGCCTTAACAGATCCACGAATAACTCCCTTATACTCTGAATCGTTATCAGAGTATGAGCTGCCTTTGATCTTGTAATCTGTCCCCTCTTTGATTGTGTACTTGATAGTATACATGTCCTCGTCAGATACTACAGGACGGATGTTCTGCTCATTAATCTTGTCATCAGACGATGCAATTCTGCCATCACCAAGAAGCATAGCAAGTGCAAGCTCCTTATTAAGCTGGCTACGCATCTCTGCACGCTGCCACTCGATTACATCAAATGAGGTAATATCTACAACATCGTCTCTATCCATCTTTAACTTGATGTATACAGTTGTCGGTGTTGTAACTCTCTTAAGAAGAGCAAGAGCAATCTCTTTCTTCATGTTACCCTTAATGTAACCCCTTGCTCTAGCCTCATCAGCATCAAGAGTAGCAAATGTTGTCTTTACTCTTGAGAAAGGTACATGATGAACTGATCCCATAATGTCGCTTACCCATGTCTCATCTTTCTTAATGAATGTTGGCGGCACGTTGAGCTCTGTTGGCTCAGGGAAAAGCATATTAATATCCTTAATGTTATTTGCCGCTGCGTGCTCGATGAAGCTCTCTCTCATTGAGCCATACTTCTTAGCATCTTTGATTGCTTCCTCAATAATTGCTGAATGTAACAGTGCCTCCTCTGAATTGTTGTCGTTGTCGAAAACGCTGTGCTTCATGGTTGGTTCTCCTCCTTCATCATCGTCGTCTAATTCGCCTTCACTAGCTGCTCCAACTAGTGCATATAAAACTTTCTGCTGCTCTTCTGTCATAGAATTAATGACATCTTCTACTGTTTTGTCGATCTGCTGCTGAGCCTGGCCCTGATTGTTATCTGGCACTTTTGTATCTCCTTCCTTTGGTGCATTTGTCTTACCATCTGAATGACACAGGATGGTAATAGGTAAATTACCGTTATAGATAAATCCTTCACCTGCCTCTGGATCGTCACTGTGGGCTAATACCCAGTCAATCTGAGCACCATCATTTGCCCCAGCGTGGACAAGACTTAATTCTCTGATAACGCCATGTAAGACTTCGTTACCCATCTGTTTAAGCTTGTTCGCATAAATAGAAAGTGATGAGATATCACCATGCTGGACAATCTCCTTTGCCATCTTTGCGTTTTCGCTGTTATTAAATTTGCAATATGCATACACGCCGTCCGAACGATTTTCCAAATCAGCGTGTCCAATGACATCACTAATGTCCTGATGGTCATGATTCCAAAGTAATGGAATACGGCTGCCATCCTGAGCTTTGAATGCATCACGTTTAATGATTCTTCCATCGCTGCATAAAATGTCATTCATTGTTGCATAGCCTGCAAAGTCATAATCATTTGGATTGAATCCCATTTTGATGTTTTCCTCCTTGTTTTATTAGTAATCAGTTCCATAGTCGTAATCTTCATCAGGGTCTTCATCCGTAGTGGATGCAAATGACTGGTTTTCGCCCGGATTAAGATTCTTATTACGAAGTTCATCTGCCTGAGGGTCATCAACCGGTTTCATGCCGATAACGGCACGCATCTCGTTGGTAGACATGATTTCGTTACGTGTGAATTTGTCTGCAATATCTGCAATATTGTTAACTGGAACTAATTTGAAAGCGTCCCTAAAGAACATGATCGTTTGTCCTCTAGTTCTTGCATTTTTAGATAAGAACTTTCTTTTGAACTCGTCTGCGATTGCAGATGCGATAGGTTCAATAGTTCTGTTATTGTAATTAAGCATGGTCTGCTCGTCTGCAGTGCCATCCATTACACTCGTTGTAATACTCAACTGGCTATATACCATATTGATAAGTAGCTCGATTTGTTTAAGGAGATTGTTCTCCAAAGACCTATTTAACTGGGTTATGTGCTCTGTCGCATCGAGGTATGCTATTCCATACTTTGAACCAGTTAGCTGCTCTTCAATCTCTTTTCGACGTTCCTCTATCATAGCTTTCTTTGCTGGGGTTTTAACCGTATATGGAAGCTGTATGATAAGGTCGAGCTTGTCTGAGCCATTATGTTCATCGATTACATCCAACAGATTCAACTTTCTGATAAGTCGTTGAACTGATGAATTTGGTTCATTCGTAATTGCATAGAATGGGTTCTCTATAATAGCCACGTCAGACTTCGGTAAAATAACTTCTTCCTTATGCCCGGTTCGGTCATTGTATAATCGAACTTTTACATGGCGTGGATACCATTCAACAATTTTTCCGGTACGCATAGTGTCAATAATGTAACTGTCTGTATTATTCGGGTCATCGGTTGTATCTACTGGTACGACAGCTACGACACCTTCGTCAAACATGGACATAACAATATCCTGCTTTAAGTTCCTACCGGTTTGGTCAATGTTTGCACTCAGTGTCAAGCAATCATTAAGACCTGACGATATGGTGCTTTTGTATCGTTCGTTTGCATCCAATTGGCAATGCTTAATATCTAGCGCTGCTACATCCATCGCAATACGATTAAAAATTGAATTGACAATCGAGCGTTCATTTCCTCTTGTAAACTTGGCTCGTCCTGGGTTTATTCCTGAACCATTTCCAATATCTCTGTATTGAGTTGGTGCTCTATTTAAAAATGCGTTCCAGGCATGTTTCAAACGTGTGCCTACTGATAATGCCATTTTTTTCTCCTTTAAATTTTGGTATAAAAAAAGAACCCTTACGGATTC